GACACATACCATACAAGTGATATAGTTTGTAGTACGATAGCTACGATTAACGTAACTGGTACTGACTTAGAAAGATGCCAACTCTCTGTCATTAGCTTGCTGTATAACCATTGCCAGCAGTAATAGCGGCATTAGTTGCTGTCATACTTTCGTCTGTCCAGTAATCTTTAGCAACCATTAATTCTAGGTGCTGAGTATTGCGATCCACACAGTCTTGTCGATCTGCTGCATCATCATCTGCCATAGCATTCCCTGCTATCACGTCATTGATAAGTGCAACTGAGTCACCCATTGCTGAGTAGTTCTGTGCGATTTGTTCTGCTGTTAATTCATCCATTGTTTTATCCTTCTAGGGTTGCTATACGTGCTTCTAGTGCATCGTTCTTTGCTGATAATTCTTGTACTGCTTTGATAAGATGCCAAATAAGGTTATCCGCACCTAATGAAAGTACACCTGTACTTTGTTCTATGACACATTTAGGTAATACAGTCTGTATCTCTTGAGCTATCACTCCAACTTGTATACCTGATACATCAATAATATCATTTTCTACTAATCCATCAGATTCTATTTCAGAAAGTTCCTCTTGAGTTTTATACTCAAAGTTTCTAACTCTTAATTGGTTAATCTCAGCAAGACCAATAGAACTATCTGTAATGTTTTTCTTTAATCTACGATCTGAAGTTTGTGCCCACGTTGTTTGGTTGTTGCCTTGATAAGCACCACTAGTAGGAGATAGAAAACTTGTATTATTCCCTTTAGCTGTTGCATTATGCCCTATAACTACAGTTCCAGCAGCATTAGCATCATGTGCATTAGTATATGTACCAATTAGAGTATTACCTCCACCAGCTCTAAGAGAAGTAGCGCCGTTACCAGTATACCCTGCCGCATAACCAATACAAACGTTTTGACCTGTTGAATTGTAGCCTGCTGCATGACCTATATACGTTGAACCATATTGAGTAGTATGTGCCTCACCTGCAGTATTACCAATTGCAACGACTCCTGTAGCAGTAGTAGTACTAAGTAAGGCACTGACACCAATAGCTATATTTTGGCTACCTGTAGTATTATTATACCCAGCCTTATACCCAATGGCTGTATTTTGTGATGCGGTGGTGTTGAAGCGGAGTGCGTTTTTACCTATAGCTGTATTATAACTACCTGTACTTCCAGCCCCATAAGCAAAATCTCCAAAAACAGCATTGTGCTGACCTGTAGTATTAGCATTAGCCGCACCTCTACCAACAAAAGTATTCTCAATACCAGTTGTATTACTATATCCAGCCTGATACCCAACCGCAGTGTTTCTAGATGCGGTGGTGTTGGAGGCTAAAGCCTGATGGCCCAATGCAGAGTTATAAGAGCCTGTGCTATTTGTAGATAGTGACGTTGAGCCGATTGAGGTGTTGTGTGTACCTGTCGTATTTGCGTCTAACGCATTTGCACCTACCGCTGTCCCATAGCCAGTAGTGTTACTAAGCATTGCCTGATAACCAACTGCTGTGGCGTTGGATGCGGTGGTGTTGTTGTTTAATGCTTGTGTACCCAAAGCTACGTTGTTTGAGCCAGTAGTATTGTAGTAAAGGGCAATAGAACCCAAAGCTACGTTGTAATTACCTGTCGTGTTTGTATACAGAGACACACGGCCTAAAGCGGTATTTTGACCGCCAGTAGTATTAGAATAAGCAGACTGATACCCAACGGCTGTATTTTGTGATGCGGTGGTGTTGGAGGCTAGGGCGTAAAAGCCCAAGGCTGAATTATAATTGCCCGTAGTATTGTTTTCTAAAGAGTTGCTTCCAACAGTAACATTGTAGCCCCCCGTGGTATTATCAAGAAACGCACCTGCCCCCACTGAAGTGTTCGATGGCCCTGTAGTATTACTATACCCTGCCTGATACCCAACATGAGTGTTGTAACTTGCGGTGGTGTTTGCGCCTAGTGCGTCACGTCCAACGGCTACGTTGTTTGAGCCTGTAGTCGTAACATCTAATGCGCTAGTACCTACTGCTACGTTGTGACTTCCTGTTGTTAAAGTAGTCATAGCATATGCACCAACGGAAGTGTTTGACCCACCTGTCGTAATTGCATCACCAGAAAGCCCACCTATTAGGGTGTTGTTTGTGCCTGTTGTTACTGACCCACCAGCAAAATGCCCAACGGCAGTATTGAAACTATCGGTAATTGTAGGGAATGTTTGAGCCATTAATGCCCCATTACCTATTGCAACAGTCCTATTACCTTTGATATTTGCAGTTAAAGCATTATAGCCAACAGCTACATTCTCATCTGCATCAGTCATAGCGTCACCAGCTAAGCCACCAATAAGGGTGTTGAGTATGCCTGTGGTCATTGTGCCACCTGCCGAATACCCGACTGCTGTGTTAAAAGTATCTGTGTCGCTAGTAACATTAAAAGTGTTTAATGCGTTACTTCCTATTGCAACATTCTTATTTGCTTTGGTATTTGTAGTTAAAGTGCTTATACCTAAAGCTACGTTGTGGTCTGCGGTAGTCTGTGCATCACCTGCTAGACCACCAATAAGAGTGTTGTATTGGCCTGTTGTGTTTGATTCACCAGCTCTATCTCCAACAGCAGTATTAAAAGAGTCAACACCTGTAGTAAAGTTTTGATCGTGTAACGCCCCTCGCCCAATTGCAACATTAGAAGAACCCTTAGTATCGGAAGTTAATGCTAAGTAACCAACTGCTACGTTAGCCGCACCAGTATTGAAGGCATCGCCAGCTAGTCCACCTATGAGGGTATTTCTGTCACCTGTTGTGACCATTCCACCTGCTTGATACCCAACTGCTGTGTTGTTGCTAGCTGTGGTGTTATCGTCTAAAGCATACGCACCTATAGCGACATTACTGCCACCTGTTGTATTGTCTTGGAAAGCTCTAAAGCCACTGGCAGTGTTGTTTCCTCCAGTTGTATTACTATAAGCCGCAAATGCTCCAGATACTGTATTACCAGCACCTGTAATGTTTGTTCGTAAAGCATTATTACCAACTGCGGTGTTGTCAGATGCGGTGGTGTTGGAGTAAAGCGACTGATACCCAACTGCGGTGTTGTTGTCTGCGGTGGTATTGCCAAATAAAGACATATACCCTAACCCAGTATTTTTTTCTCCAGTTGTATTACCATAAAGAGCATATCTACCAAATGCAGAAAGTTTTGATCCTGTGGTATTTGAGGTTGCAGCTTGATCTCCAATTGCAGTGTTTTCTGCACCAGAAGTTAAACTATCTAATGCAGTATCACCCAACGCAACATTAGCATTACCAACAGGATAGTTTCCGTCTAGCTTGATTGTGCCGCCGTCTACTGAAACATTACCGTTAACAGTAGTTGTGCCAGTGAATGTGGGACTAGCCGTGGGTGCAGCACCAACAACTTCCGCAACAGAAATCTGTCCATCTGCTAGTTCAGCATTGTCAGATATTAAATTGGCTAATGTACGTGCCTTACTCATTGTGGCTAATCCCTCTTATGTTATATTGCTTGTGCATCCATAGCTTTTTGGTAGGCAGTCTTAACTGCGTCTGTCCAAACTGCATTGCATATTGCTTGTACTTCGGTTGACTGATCACTTATGTTAGTGTCTGCCCATGTATCACCTGATTTAGTTGAGCAAGATAATGAGTGACGATGGAATGATCTGCTGATCTCTGTGCCATCTCTTGAGATAACAGTGGCGGTTCTTATTTGAATGATTTTGTGATCGCCCACTATCTCTATTTTATCTTCTACTTGTGTTTCTGTTAGTGCCATATTGGCCTCCTGTTTTTATCGTGGCGTGATTGCCACCTGTCCAACCTAAAGCTATGCAGTAGGTTATGCGTCTGTTTGATATATAATTGTCCAACGAAATGTTCCCGAACCCCCAATCTGAGGTGTTCGACCTACATACTCCATAGCCTGTAAAGAACCATTATGTACTAAATTTAGAACACATTGGGTTGAGGCGGGATAAACTCTTGTGTGAGTAACAAAATCATAAAAATATGTATTGTCACACCATGTCATACCCGCACCAACACCTGCCACATTAGAAGAAGTAAATGGTAAGTTATTTATTTTTACTCCAGAATAGTCAGCAGCAGTGCTTGTTACCAGATGAGCATGTACTATTACTTGATTACCAATTTTAGTATAACGCCCTTGGGAATTGGCAGGTGCATACCCATCCCATTGAGGAGTAAAAGTTCCCTCTTCATAATCACTCAACTTATTAGCCGACCCAGTACCGCCGAGGTAGACACCGCCTGATAGGTAGAGGTCTTTCCAACGTACATTTGATGCACCTAAATTTACATTTGCATCGTTAAAAGCACCAGAGTTTGTCGCTGGGAGTAGAGCATCGGTAATTTTAATACCTTTACCAGATGTGCCGTGAGAACCAATATAAGGGTATGAGCCATTAACACCAATACTACCTACAGTTGTGCCGTCTTTGGCAAACTTAGCAATATCACCATCAGATGTTTTTCTATTAAGAAACAAACATTCAGCACTTGCTCTAGTAGATGCCAACAAATTATTCGCACGAAGTTCAATGCCTGTTGTATCAGTATCTACAGAGGTCTTACCCACCGTCACGTTGCCTGATGAGTCGATGCGCATACGTTCTGCGCCAGTATTTGAACCTGTCCAAAAACTTAATCCAGCGGCTGTTTGACTTTCTCTAACTCCAAATAATCCAGCGGCGGCTGTGTATTGGCTAGTTGGATACATTGCTATACCTGCCAAGTCGCCGTTTGCGTCATTGCTATTGTTAATAGTAATACCAGAATAAGTAGCATTGTCTAAACTATTACCTGATTGTGCAATGCTTTGACTCGCTCTAATTTTACCACCTACTACAGATAATTTATCTGAGCTACTTATTGAACTCGTGCCAATACCAACGTTGCCTGACGAGTTGATGCGCATACGTTCTGAAGCAGTAGCAGTAGCACCAGCTGTTCCACTAGGATAAGTATACCATTTATGACTACCAGATGATTGATTATATAAACTTCCTGCATCAGAGTTTATGTATTTTTCACCAGAGTTATGTGTAATGTTGTTACTTAAATATGTAGCAGAGCCAGCCCCTGTTCCATCAACATGCCCATATAAGTTCGCTTGCTCACCAACTTGTAAAGCAACCATGTAGGAACTTGTTGCACTTGGTGTTTGACCAATACCAACGTTTCCTGATCCATCAAAACGCATACGTTCTGTATTTGCAGTGTGTATAGTTAGATTATCACCATCATGCTGATATATGATTCTACCAGCTCTTTTAGTATTATTATCAGTTGTTCCATCTGCAAAGTGAATCATTGCATGTGGTGCAGCTCCAGCACTTCTGATAGTCATACCAGTGTTGCCAGAAGATGCTAGTAGAAGATTTTGTGCATTAGAGTCGTATGAAGAATTATTACTTGCTCCGATACCAACACGGCCTGACGAGTCTATGCGCATACGTTCTGTGTTGTTAGTACCAAGCATTAAACTGTTAGTTGTAGCAGTGGTAACAAACATATCTGTGCTTGTACCGCCTTGGACACGCCCGTAATTAGAAATTTTACCAAAGGCTGTACCTGCGGATTGCAACTCAATAATCGGCCCATAGTTAGCTGTTGATGCACCATTAACAGTTAAGTCAACGTATGTGCTTGCTGTTCCAGAGCCAACAGTTGCGTTGTCTGTTGTTGTCCTGCCTGTTACATTTAGATTGCCTGACATAGTATCGCCAGCAACATTTACATAACGTGCATCTGATGCAGTCTTAGTGTAATGATCTGCTAATACAAACGTACCATAAGCTACAATATCAACTACATCATTTACTGATGCACCTGATGCTAATGTAATGCTTGTACCATTTGTAGCTGTGAAGTCTGTGCCAACCAGTAGTTTAACACCATTGAGGTAAACATCAATATAGCCAGTGTCATATGTAGCGGCGAACACAGTTTGACCTGCCGTAGCTGTATATGTAGTACGTTCTGATGTACCATTGACTGATGAACCAGCGGCTTGCCATCCAGAACCACCATAGACATACATGATGTTAGATGTACTGTTAAAGTATAATGCACCTGTAATAAGAGCATCACCATCATTGTCTACTGTAGGAGCAGACGATTTAGCACCAAGGTATCTGTCATCAAAGTTGTCATAAGATGATGCGGCATTAGTAGCACTTGTAGCCGCAGATGTTGCAGAGTTACTTGCATTAGTTGCTGAAGTTGCCGCATTGGTTGCACTTGTAGCGGCATTTGTCGCCGAAGTAGCGGCAACAGTAGCTGAACCTAAGACACCATCTACATACGTTTTATTAGTAACATCAGTACCAGCAGTAGGTGTAGCAAGACCAGTGATCTTATTGTTACCCATTGCCAATGCACCAGACATCGTATCGCCTGTTTTAGCTACACGAGTATCTCTCTGTGTGTCTGTATATGCTTTAGTTGCTACGTCTTGTGCTGATGTAGGATCACCTGCACCTGTAATCTTGTTGGTACTCATTGCGATAGCACCTGTCATTGTGCCACCAGCTTTAGGTAGTTTAGTCGCAATGGAGTTAGTTACTGTAGTGCTGAATGCATCATCATCATTTAGAGCATCAGCTAGTTCACCAAGAGTATCCAACCCTGCACCAGCGTCACCAACTAATGTAGATATTTCATCGTCTACATATTTTTTAGTGGCTGCATCAAGATCAGAACTGGGTGCTGTTAGATTAGTAATAGTAGCAGATGTACCAGCATTCATATTAAGATTGCCGTTAACTACTAAGTTAGTGAACGTAGATGTACCAGAACCTGCTGTTACGTTACCAGTTAGATTACCAGTGACATTACCTGTTACATTTCCTGTATGAACACCAGCAGTATTACCAGTTACGTTACCAGTAATATTACCTGTGATACCGCCAGAAGCAGTTAGTGTAGTAAATGCACCAGTAGATGCAGATGATGCACCTATTGTAGAACCGTCTATAGAGCCACCATTAATGTCTGCAGTAGCTAGTGTAGCTTGGCCTGACGTAGACAGCGTTGTGAAGCTACCTGTAGAGGCTGTAGAAGCACCTATAACAGTACCATCTATATTACCACCGTTAATGTCTACAGTAGTAAGAGTTGATGTACCTGATGCAGTTAATGTAGTGAATGCACCTGTACTTGGTACTGACGCACCTACAGTAGCTCCATCTAATGTACCACCATTAATATCTGCTGTAGCGGCTACTAAGGATGTATTAGCATTAAGTGTAGTAAATGTACCTGCTACTGGTGTAGCTGAACCAATAACAGCATTATCAATAGCACCTGAGTTTAGGTCTACTGATGTAATAGTTGTAGTACCTACAAGTGTTGATGTACCTGTAACAGTTAAATTATTGTTTAGTGTAGCACTTGTAAATGTAGCAGTTGTAGGTGTTGAAGCACCTAAGATAGTACCATCAATATTACCTGCATTAATATCTACAGTAGCTATTGTAGCTGTGCCTTGTAAGTGTAAGTCTTTGAACTTAGCTGAACTTGAACCTAAGTCAATATCATTAGTTGTAACTGGAACTATAACACCATCTTGGAAACGTACTTGTTCTACAGCCGCTGAGGATACTTCTACGAATACACCAACTCTATTGTTTGACGTATCAATAACAACTTTGTTTAATGCATCAACATCACCTATAAGCGGAATGTATCCACCTTCTCCTGTTGAGCCATCGTGCTTGTGTCCACTTGATACAGCAAATGCATCACGGAGTTTGTTATACTCAGCGTTAATAGGTGCTGCACGAAGTGTAGCTGTTGGTACTATGTCTGCTATAGACTGTCTTACGTAACCTGCCAAAGTATCATCTCCTGTCGGCTGTCTCATACGTCAAGGCTAATGCCTGTATAGTATGACTTGCATTTGTGTTATTAGTAACATAACTTATTGAAACAGAGTTACCTGATCCCGATATATTTGTTAGTGTTTTAGGTGACGGATTACCATCGTATATACCACCTGCTCCATAAATAGCTGTACCATAAACGGAAGCTGCACCCTCTGTAGTAAAGTCATAGTTAGTAGGGCTAGAAGTATTCGTATCATCATAGTCATAGGATACACCAACAAAAACTTCTGTATCACCTTCTGATTTTAGGTAAGTGTTTACCTTATGAACTATCTTGCGTATCTCTGGGTCTTCCATGTAAAAGTAAGGTGTTTGGAATAAACTAAATATTGCAGTTCCTCCAAAACTGTTACCTCTCTCTTGACGATGTACTTTACCAGAACCATCACCATGTATTACATGCTCAAACTGACCTACATATCCACTAGCTACACAGTTAGCTTCCATACCGATCAACTGGCTATATTCAAAGATACTCTGTTTATTCTGACTCTTACGTATTCCACCTATCAAAGATAAAGAAGAGTCATTCTTAAAGAAGAATCTAAACTGTGACTTCTTCCTAAGTACCACAATAGAAATGTCTGTAATCTGTTCTGATAAATAGTAGTTATCGAAGATAGACTGTATCTCTTTAGACACAGTAGCAAGTTCAACATCACCAATTTTATCAGTACCAGAAATAGGACGTATACCATCAGGCCCTAAGAATAATAAGTCACCACCAAATTCTACCACAGAATCAGGAGCAAGGCAACCTAAATTTGAAGTAACACTCTCTAATACAAAATTAGCCGCATTATTACCCGTCAATCTTTTTATGTTATTAGCACCAAAGATATATAGTTGGTTACGGAACTTTTTGATTGCTGTTATAGTATAACCTACATTAATAACACCAGCACCATTAGCAGGGCTAAAGTCATCTGCATTCAACGGAGCACTAAAATACAAGTTGTAGGGCTCTGAAGAATCCCCACACAAGAATGCATGAGACGCAAACTCTTCTGAATACTTGGGGTTATTAGGGGCTTGAGCATGAGTTATCTGAGTATATGCAGTGCCATTATAAGTTGCCGCTGGATTAACTCCGTCAGTTATTAGGAGTACTTCACCTGACCAGTTATAGCTAGTAAATCTTATCCTAGTAACATTAGTCATATCAGGATTACCAGCTTCAGGTATAGCTACCCAAGAGTCATTTGAATCCTGCCATCTATACAAGTAATCATGTCCAGATGTAGGTTTTCTACATGCAAATATGCCATCATGTAAGTTGCCGTTTACTGCCACCCCTAGTACAGCACCTGTACCGGGAACTGTGCCGTACTCATTAGCGTATCCACTAATACGACGATACCCACCGGCTAGGGCAGGTTCATAGTTAATCATACGTATAGAACTACCTGAAAGGCTAGAGGCTTGCGTTAAAGGATCTACGTTAGTGATCAACCCTCCTGTACAAACAGACAGGTATGTGCTAAGTTTATCTGCCATCTAAACACTATTCTTATAAAAAGAGTTTCCCATTCGGTTTATCACAGTAGAGCTTAGGTAGTCCTTACTATCTACTAATAGTCTACGCATAGTCTTTATACCTTTTTTAAACTTATCTGAGTGTAACTGAGCAGACTGTTCATTAGATCTAAAGTGCATTAAATACATCATAGCACCATCAAGCACTACGTGTCGAAATCTGTCGGGTATTATGCAAACATCTGTGCTTAGGCTTAGGTCTACGGGGAACTTCCAGTAGCTGTACTCTATAACATAAGAAGCATCAGGAGGAGGTGTAACTCCAAACTTAGTGCTTTGTGTTTTGTATACAGTAGTAGGTTTACCGTAGCCGCCTGTACCAGCTACATCATCCGTGCTTCTCTTCTCTGTTATATAACTTTCATAAGAGATACTAGGTAGTTGTGTAGGGTAAGCAGATTCTGCATTTGTTAAATAGAAAGTTTCCCAGTCTGCTTTTGAGAAGTCAGAAGGGAAGTCATATGTGTTAGTACCGGAAGATAGAGTTTGTTGATATGTTACTAAAGTAAAAGGCCACTCTTGTGCATCCTGTAGTACTTCACGTATAGAAGAATTAATAGCATCTTTAGCTAGGGACTGAACGTTTTTAGTTGTAGCAAAGTCTGCTTCACCAATCTCGACTTCGTTAAGACGACGAAGTAATTCATTCACTAGGTTTATATAAGTCGCCATGTTAATTCCTACGAGATTTTAAATGTACGTAAAGGGGCTAACATAAAGCCAGCCCCCTCAAATGTTTTATTATGCTAAGTTATATTTAGCTGTGACCAACGCTTCTGGACGTAAGATCTTGCGCCCGTAAAGATGCATACCACGGCAGATGTCAGCGAATGAATCTGGATCACGATATGTTTCTGTTTTGTTGACTTGCTCTGCAGTTGCTACAGCTGAGTCATGTCCAGCTACGATTACACCGTAGTTGACATTTTGGTTAGCTGTGGTTGTAGTTCCTGCACCAGTACCTACTGAAGGTAAGTTACTTGAAGTATATACACGGAAAC